TAGAACTAAAGTGTATGTTGCCTTTTAACTGGTCAATATAGTAATTACCGTTATTATGTGCTTCTGTAGGTTCTAAACCATATCTATTACCAAGTAAAAAATCAAAATCATCAGTGTCATAGTTTTTGTTAATATCACCAGAGTCTGTGTATGCGTGGTTTTTAAATGTAGTCCAAATTTCTGAGTCAGAAGCTACAATATGATTACCGTCACTATCAAATATATATTCACCTGATGTTTCAGTTGTAGGAGCTGTAGGATTTGACGACCATCTCATAGGTTGTAAAACTCTTTCTACACCAACACTATCTGTTTTAGTAATTTTAACATAATTAACATAATCATGAGGTAACTTCATTAATAAGTTTGTTCCAACGGTAAATTCTATAGCTTTTGTAGATTTTAAAGTGTCGTAACTAAGCTCTTGTAAAGATCTCATGGCGTGAAACTGAATATCAGCTCTTCTAGCTTTTGATATAAGTTTGCCCTCACCGACATAACCAACTATAAAGTTTGCTACAACATCGTCTATTGTTATATATTGATAATTACCTATATCAGGGCTTTTTAATATTACTTCAACATTACCACCAGCATCAGGGCTATGGCTTAATACAAGTCTACCTGTATTTGGATTATACTCGCTAATAGTAACACTGTAAACAGATAGCAATGTTCTTTCTGTTTTTGTCACACCATTAGCAGTTCCTGTTAAATAAACGTCAAAATCACCTGTAGAACTAGGAATTGTTGGAAAGTCTATTGTGTATATATTCCTATTAGAAGCAGGTACTGTAAAAGCGTTAAAGCCGTAATATTGTTCTATTGTTCCTTTAAATAATGACATATTTTATTGTTTTTCTTGTTGAATAGTTTTTAAGTCTTCGTTTGAAGCTATTTGATATATACTAGGATCTTCTATTATAATACCTGCTAAAGCTAATATTTTTCTAACAAGCCTTGTTTCTTCAGACGCGTGTAATTCAAAATTAGTTGAAGATGCGCTATTATATAACGCTGTACCATTTATAGTTGTATAACCCCAACTAATATCAGTAGGTCTTTTGATATAGTTACATTTTATATCATTTTCAGCATAAGTTAAAGTTGGCGTTGCACTACCACCTGTAGTTGCATTGCTTAAAACAACTTCAGTAGCAGAAGCTGTAGATGGATTAACGCTAACAACAGAGGTATCAGCTGGTATACCTGTACCAGTTACTAACTGCCCAACTGCTATTTTAGATATATTACCAGTTGCAAAATCGCCTAACGTAATAGTTGTGCTATTATTTATAATTGCATTTTCTGTAAAGCTAGCAGGAGCTATATCAGATGGATATATTCTTATAGTTGTTGCTGAATCTCTAACAAAAACAGGACGTTTTGTTGATGGTCGCGTCAGAGGAGACGCGTTTATTTCTAAGTAATCTTTTTCTGATAGTTCAGATAAAGTTTTTTCACCGGTAGCTGCATCTAAATAACCAGATAGTCTAACAATACTACCTAGTCTATATACATCTGTTGGTAAAGTTCCGACACCAGCTGTAGTTCCTACTGTAACCTGTTGGTGTCTTTGTTGAAAAGGCATAAGCTTTTCTTGTAGTAAATCTGTAATGTTTGAATATTCTGTTTCGTTACCAGGTCTTCTACCGTGTTGGCTAATATCGTAAAAGTATTGCTCAAATATATCCATCTGAGCTTGATTTGCTAATAAGTTAAATTCTTGGGGTGTTATATAACCTCTTTGCTCTTTGTTAGCTATCGCTAATACTCTTTGATATACCGTATCTACGTTTACTGCCATAATTTCTTTTTAATTTGTAGTTTGCAATCGCCCCGTAGAGCGACTGCTTCTACAAAGGTTTTTACTTCAATTGTTTTTCAATATTTGTGTAAATTTCCATACCTTCATCAGTTTTAAACCAAGCGGCTAAAGCTGAATAAGGGTGCTCGTCAAATGGAACGTTCATTAGTTTTCTACTATTAGAACCCCACATAAATGTTCTTTGATCTGCAGATAATTTCAATATACCCATTTCAGTTGCTCTAATACCAAAGTTTCTAAGAACAACATTATCATCGTTAACTAAATCTAAGAACAGTTCTGGATTACGTTTAGCATATAATAGTAAATCTCTTTTAAGCTCTTTAGAACTCATGCTAGATACCTCAGATCCGATCTCTACACGCATAATTGCTTCAGCCATATCTATATCCATAGTTTTAGCAGCGTTTAATGCTTCTATTTCCATTTCTAACATATCTATTTCATCAGCAGCTTCTTGAACAGGCATATGCTCTTCATAAAGCTTACCTCTGTGTGGATGGTATAATGATAAAAGTTTTTGTAATACCGTTTTGTTTTTAGGCACGTGCAATACTCCGTTTTGGAATATAATATGCTCTAATCTTTGATCACCTAACATTTCGTCAACAAAACAAGTTTTTTGGTTAACACAATACTTAAGTTCTCTTTCGTATCCTTTTTCTTCATCAAACCAATATATGTTTGAGCTTCTTATCATATAACTCAAAGGAGTCATATTGTTAGTAAGAAAATAATGTCTATCTTTAATTTCCCATTTAGGTTTTTTTGGTTCAACCTTTTTAGGTTTTGGTTGCTCTACAACCTGTGGCTCTTCAATAGCCACTTCTTTTTGTTTTTTTGCCATAATAATATATAATATAAGTTAATAAAATAAAAGGAGGGCAGAGAGCGTTTACATGCATGCCGCCCTCCTTTTTAATAATAGGTGTTTACTTTAATAACATAAAGTTGTTACCACCTTGTACAACTAAACATCTTTCAGATAGCATGTTAATTTGCATAGCATCTAAATCAGATGTTACAGCTCCAACAGAACCAGTAACCCAAGTCTTCATTTTTCTAGACTCAGTTTGAGAAGCTCTGTATCTAACATGTAAGAAAGGTCTTTTCATGTTCTTACCTACAACTTGGTCATAAACAGAAGATACACCCGCTGGAATAACAACACCTCTAACAGCGTTAGTAGTGTCTATAGCGTTTATAAATCCTCTTGTAGCCTTGTCGTTTAAGTATTTCCAGTCAGACTTGTAGAAGTCATAAGAACCTCTTCTGAAACCAGAGAAACCTAGGTTAAGTGCCATATCTTCAGAGTTGTTGAATACTCCGTAAGAAGTACCACCAGCACCGTAAGAATTCATTGAAGCTAACATATCATCCATTGCAAGAGCTGTATCTCTATTAACAAATAACAT